TCACCCCTAAATATATCGTTAATTATATTTTCAATTTTACAATCGTGACAACACACACCATCTCTTGTCCCAACACCTTCGTGTAATTTACCTTCATTTGTTGGTGATAGAAATGCTCCGTGTGTGGATGGATTGGATACAAAGTCAAAAGCGATAAGTTCAAAATCTGGTTGAACCTCTACTGAATCATCTTCATTCATTTCTTTTACTGAACCGAGTCCTCTTGAAGATATACCTAATTTAATTCCACTTTTAAATAATTCTTTTAAGATGTTTCCAGCTGGTGTTCCCAATACTTCAACAGTTCCCATTAAATCATTGTCTTTCCAATGCATTTCCAATACATTATGAGATACATTGTTTAAGTTAACAACGGATGAATCTGGATGGTCAAGTTCACCTAATGCTCTTCGTTCTTTAATTTGAATCTCTTGATATTTTTTAGCTTCTCTCATCAAGGTTTCTTTTGGATAAACTCTTCCGTTTTGATTTTTAGCCTCTGCTCTTTGTAATACACCCTTGACAACAAGTCTTCCGCCATTCTTTGACATTGATTCATTGATTTGTTGAGGGGAAACCTCAAATGGTATATAATCTACTATTACTTGTTTTGACATCATTGTCTCCTATGCTATTACAAATTCTGCAGTTCCTGTTATCTCACCTGCGATTACTTGCCAATTGTCACCATCATACATTAAAGTTATACTTCTTTTATGTAAGTCTGATGTTATATTCGTACCAGCTGCAAAATTAGCTGGTGTAATGACTAAATCATTATTTGGTATTCTTGTTTGATGTATAATTCTTTTAACTTGTCCTAAAACTCCATCTGCTAGTGATACATGCGTTTTAGTACCACCACTAATAGCCAATGATGTTGTAACATCTAAAGATAAAGCTGTAGCATTATTCGCATCAGCACCTCCAAATACAACTTCCATATCATCACCTGCTGTACCACTACCATCCCGTGAGTCGGAAACACTTGGATGTACTACAAAACTTAAAGCCTTTTTCTGTTTATCAGTTAAACCAGTTCCATATCCTGATGTTAATGTTTGTTTTGTAGCCACTATGCTATCACCATTTCTGCTGTTCCAGTTATTTCACCAGCAACCACTTGCCATTGTGAACCATCAAATAATAATTGAACAGCTCTACTACCCAAGTCTGAAGTTAAGGTTGCACCAGCTGCAAAAACACTATCACCACCAATTCCATCCTCAGGTGTGATAACTAAATCTTCACTATTACTTCTTGTCTTATGTATAATTACTTTTAATTGTCCTTCAATACCTTTTGCTAATGAAACATGTGTTGAATTAGTAGCAGTGGTTACTAAAGAAACTGTGGTTGTTGGAGATAAAATTGTTGCATTACCTGCACCATTACCTGCGGCAACAGTCTCAGTACTATAAACAACTGGTTTTAACACCCAAGCTCTACTGAGTTTCTGTGTATTAGTTAAACCAGTTCCATATCCTGATATTAAAGTCTGTGTAGAACCTGATATTATTGCTCTTGAAGTTCTTATTTCTGGCACTTACAATCTCCTATTTCCAAGCAGTTCGTTTAAGCCATATATCTCTTAATATATCACCAACGACATTTCTTATTAATTTTGTTATTACTTTTAAATCTTTATCATCAATAGCTTCACTTACAAATTTATAACCAGTACTCTTTTTTAATCTTTTTTTCTTTTTCTTTTCATCTTCTTTTGAACTAAAAGCAAATGGTGTTGAATATCCATCTACACCTGCAGTGGTTGATATTTCCTCTAAAGATTCTTCATCTAATAGTTCAAGGGTTAGTTTTTTCACTAACTCTTTAAATAACTTTCTGTTTTTTATTTCCACTTTTTTTAACTTCCTTTACAAGTTCTAAATATCTCATTGTCTGAATAACATACTCATCTTTAACAACATCTGTTTTGTCATCAATACCACAGAATTTATCAATAGATTTTATAGCTTCACTCATTTTAATTTTTACAACTTCATCTTGTAAATTTTTAGAATGTTGTTTTAAATCTTGTTTTAATCCTTTTACAATCTCTTTCAAAGTATCTTTTAATGAATTTGTATTCGATACATTGTTAATATACTCTCTAAGTAGATTTTTTTGAGCACCACTTAATTTTGTATATTTTTGATTGAATTTTTCTAAAAGAGTTCTATAAGTTAAAATTCTTAAATCTTCATCATCTGGTAAAGTTTTAACAGTCTCTGATAATTTAATACTTTTGTCATCTGTTGTAACATGTTCCACAATATTAAAAAATGATTCTGTTTTTTGGTCCGGTGATAAAGATTTGTTATATTCAAATAGGGTATAAATAGATGCGTAAGTTTTATAATTTGGAACTTTGGAAGACATAAATTTTTGTAAATTATAATTTGATTGAATCTCTTTTATTAAATTATATCTTTCTCTTCTTAATGTAGAATTGTTTAAATCACTTCTAGCTTTCATAACTTCATTAATGAAGTAATCAGCTTTTGAATCTGACTTAAACTTTTTTGTAATTAAAATATTATACAGAGCAAGTTCTTTACCTAACTCCGTGTTTTCGTTAAATTTCTCTTTAACGATTGATACCGCATGTCCATTGTCTTTATTTAGCACATCAGATGTAATCTGCCTTAGCAAAAATTCAAACAATAAGCCCGTGTTGCGGATTTTGTTATGTTTAACTTTACGCATGTTCGAGTCCCCATTTTAATTGGTCACTATATATGTAATTATTCATATATAAATATAATGTTTTTTGTAAATACATTGATTTTATTCTTCTTCATCTAAAATAATTTCTTCATTTAATATAGATTTATCTAAATCTTTACCAAATTTATCTTTAAGTGAATTTAGTAATCCTTCTCGTGCAACTATTGTTCCACCTTTACCCATAGCCAATGGAGAACCACCTTTAAACTCTCGTTTACCATATCGTTCTCTTTCATACTTTGTTGCATCTTTTATATCTTTGGCATTGTATTCATTACCATATTCTTTCTTACCAGTCCCACTTCTTCTGTCACCACCCCATTCACCACCTTGTTCTTCCATATCATCAGTTGGTTCTGTTCCTTCTTCGGCTGGGTCTGTTCCCTCAGTTTCAATCTGTTCCATTCTAAATGCTTGTTTTCTATCTTCAATCACACCATCGAAAACATCGACTTTCTCTTCATCGTTTAATTCAAAGATATTATCATATATCCATTGTCTTGAAAATAATTTATTTTCAATCAAGTCATTAGCAATATCTTTTTTCTGTGTTAATAATTCTAATTTCTCTTGTTGATGTATCATTGATGGATTTGTTAATTCTAATTCAAAATTAATCAATTCCGCATCTTCAAACCCTTGTGTGTATAAATGAACAATAGCAATTTTTTCTAATTCAGCTACAATTGTTTTTTGTAGTCTTTCAATCGTTCTTGCAAATCTTACATCCTCAGCAGCCAATGTAGCTTTTGAACCTACATTCTCATCATATCCCAAAAATGCTTTTGGTATTTTCAATGCTGCCATCATTTTGTTTCTTAAATACTCAACATCATCAATAGCACCTTCATTTGATAAAGCTGGTAAAGTATCAATATTCGTTCCACTATCCCCACCACGAACAGGTAAGTAATAATCTTCTGTAACGGATTCCATATTATATTTTAAATTATATTCACCATTTGCATTCATCACAGGTGTTTTTTTCATCTTACCAATGATTTGTTGCATAAAGTTATCCACTTCATTTGGTGGAATGTTTCCTATATCAACTTTGAATACTCTTTTCTCTGGTGCTCTCATCATACGATGAATCAACATAGCGTCTTCCATAAGAGTCAATTGTTTAAATACTCTTCTTGCACCCTCTAACATTGACTTACCATAAGGTAAGTAATTCGTATCAGCTAAATTTCTAAAGTGAGCCACTTCATAATTTTCGTGAATATCATTTGGTTTTGCACTTCGTCTTGTTTCTGAATATTGTTGAACTTCAAATTGAACTAATTTTGGATTTTCGGGATCATGTCCCTCTAATCTATTCACTTCATATACTGAAAGAGGTTTTACATTAACAACTCCGTGTTTATCCAATATATCTAAATGTAAGTAAAAATCACCATATTTAGTCATATTACGAATATAAGACCATAAATTAAACTCAATGTTCATTATGTCATAAAATAAGTTATGTAAAATTTTATGGACTTTTGGATTATCGGTTTTGATTTTCATTATTCTGTTTTCAATATTATCAACCGTAGATTCATCACAATAAATATCTAAAGCAGATGATATAATTGGGTCTGCATCCATTAATTCATAATCTCTAAATAATTCTTTTCTAGCAACATCATACGCATTTGCATTTTGTTTAGCTTGATATGATGTTCCACCATAACCACTTGAATGAATTTTATTATATCTATCAATAAAATTAGATGTTAGTGCAGTTTGAGAAAACTCGACATCTTTGACTTTTACTTGTCCATCATCTGTTTTTCTAACTACGATTTGATTTTGGAATAATTTTCCTAATCTCGTTAATATATTTTCGTCTGCCATTTTTTACCTCTTATTTAATTAACCAAGTTAAATCTTCTTTTTCACCAGTTCCTATATCCATTTCATATGGATTTTTTTGATTTCCAGTAGAACCTACTCCAAAA